GCAAGAGCGTGATGCTCACCGGGGACAAGCTCAAGGGCGATGTCAAGCCCATCAGCAGCCTGATCGAGCTGCTGCACAAGGCTGGCATCACCGACGACGTGATCTTCCCACCAGAGCCAGCAGCACCCACCGTGCCCGTTACAACACAGGCCATCGAGTACAGCCCAAGGCCCATGGACGACGTGGACAAGGCCCAGCAAGCCCTGTCCTACATCTCGATTGCTAAGGGCGACTACCAGACGTGGATCGACATGGGCATGGCGTTACAGCACGGGTTCGGTGCTGCGGGCTACCAGATGTGGGTGCAGTGGTCGTCAACCCAGCCCGAGTTCAAGGGGGAGGAGGACTGCAAAGCCCACTGGAAGAGCTTCAAGCCCAACGGTGCCACTTCCCTTGGCACCTTGTTCCATCTGGCGAAGGCCCACGGCTACACGCCGCCCACACAGAAGACGGAGCGGAAGTCGGCCATCGAGGACTTCAACAGCTTCATCCAGAAGTCAGCACCGGCACCAGACATCCAAGCACCGACCCAAGCCCCAGAACAGCAGCCAGAGGCCATTCCAGACGCGTCGATCTGGCAGGAGGTCGATCTGGACCTCCAGACCCTGCACCCCATCGACTACCTGATCGACAACTTCTTGGCCCACAGCCTGATGGTCGTGGCGGGCCAGCCCGGTGTGGGCAAGACCACCGCCATGCTCTCGCTGGCCATGGTCATATCAGGCTTCACCCTCAAGGACTGCAGCCTCTCCACCGAAGCCCCACGCCGTGTGATCTACGTCACGGAAGACGTGTCCCAAGTCCAGCTATCCCTCTTCAGCTACGCTCGGCACCACCACCTCGACCCACAGAAAATCCGCGAGATGATCCACGTGGTCGAGGCACGGCGCAGTGAGATGCCCGACATCCTGCTGCTCACCCAGAACATCTTGAAGCACACCACCACCCACGACGGCCATACCCTCAGACCCTACCTGATCCTCGACACGGCATCTGCCACGTTCGACATCGAGGACGAGAACAACAACTCAGAGGTGGCCATCTACATGGAGGGCATCAAGCAGACCCTCTTCACCAAGCTGAACACGCCCATCGCTATCGTCACCCACACCGCCAAGTCACTCTCAACCAGCGACGACAGCGCCACGGCCCGTGGAGCCTCCGCATGGACCGGCAACGCCACCCTGACCGCCACGCTGTTCATCGACCAAGAAGAACGGTTCATGACGCTGGTCAAGAAACGCTACCAGCCACTCATCACAGAACTGAAATTCCAAACCCACGTCAACAATGAAGTGACCATCTCCCGGTACGGCAAACCCCAAGATGTGGTCTGCATCACCGTGACGCCCACCGAGTCATCAAAACAAGACCGACAGCAAAACGCAGAAGAAAGTAAACAAGACAAACAAAACCAAAGGGCCATGGACAAGGCCGATGAGGCCTGTGCGTACGTCCAATCCGTGCTCAATTCCCACCCAGAAGGGGTGATTATTAGGCGCGGATCGACGGCATCAAGGACCATTCCCAGCGATTACAAAACCTGCCACCAGCTCCATTGGGATGACGTGTTCGAGCACGTGCCGGGGTCCTCCAGAGGGGATGTAAAGCGGGCAGTTGGGTCCGCCGTTTTCTCCAGATTCGCACCAGATGCACCGGCCAGTGGCTGGGTCAAGTTGGGCTGATTTGTGGTCCACCAAGTGCTTGAAGGGACGTTGAGGGGACGAGGGGACGTTGAAGGGACGTTGAGGGGACGGTCCCTTCGACATTATCGTGAAGAGCTGGTCCAATATGGGGGCCTCAGCCCCCATTTGGACAGCGCGAATGTGGCCCTTGGTGCTACAAAATTGGAAAAGTTATCCACAGGCAAAGTTGAAGGGACGAGGGGACCAAACCCCTTTGGGGCGTCCCTTCAACTTTTGGGGTGTTTTGCTTAAAAAATAGGCAACATGAAAAAGTGAGGAAAAGTGATGGTTGAAAAGATGGCCGAAAACTGGGTGGACGATGACCGTGTGAGCTGCAAAACGTGTGTTGAGGGGACGGATCAAAAACTGGCTCACCGGATGCCCGCCGACGACTTTGAAAAGATCAGGCGGGTCAATCATGAGGCCAACCGGTGGATGTTCGATGTGGTCACCATCAACCGTGGGTGGGCGACTGCTGAGTACACGATGCGGGTGTGCCAAGCAACCGGCCATCCGTGTTTTCCGGACGACCTGAAGCACCGCTGCCACCTTTATCGGGATGTCAGCGAAGCGTCAGCGATTAGTAAGGTTGGCGACAGGGAAGGTGGTGCAGCATGGTGGGAGTGAAAAGAGGCCGAAAGTATGTAGAGCACCAAGAGCAGGTCAGGGTGGTGCAGAGGGTGCGTGCGTTCCATCCGGGGGTTATCATTGCGGCAATACCGAATGGAGGCGATAGAACGGCCTCAGAGCGCGTCAGGCTCGCAAGTGAGGGGGTACTAGCGGGTATGCCCGATTTATGCGTTCTACGGGCCTCTAAGGGCTTCCACGGGCTATTCGTGGAGATGAAGACGGTGGAGGGGGTCGTGAGTGCGGCCCAAAGGGACATATCCGGTCGGCTCAACGCCGAAGGGTATCTGTGTTTGGTTGCACGGGGTGCGGATGACGCATACCGATTGATTGAGGAGTATTTGGCATGAGCACAACAGCATTGACTTCAAACGAGGCATTCGTTGAGGCGCATGTCCAGAAGCACCTGAAACGGGCCGAGGCTGGGCAGCTTGAGAAGCTCGAGATGACCAAAGTCAACAAGGCCATTCACTCCGCAGGGGGAGAATTGGCTGTGTTCGAGATGGTGGCTCGGGGGATGACGAAGAAGCGGCTGCTGGAGTTGTTGAGCATCTCCAGCGAGGCATTCGACCGCTGGGTCAAAAAGAGTGCGGAACGGGCAGCAACCTACTCACGCGCACGCGAGGCTGGTGCAGACGCGCTGGCCGACGAGACCTTACAGATCGCTGACGAGGCAGAGCCGCAGACCGCTCAGGTTGCCAAGCTGCGCATCGAGGCACGCAAGTGGCTGGCGGGCAAGATGAACCCGGCTGTGTACGGCGAGAAGCAGGGGCCGACAGTCACGCTGAACCTCGGCGACATGGCGCTGGACAGCTTACGCCGACGCCCAGCAAGCACCGTTATCGACGTGTGATTGCGGGGTGTTACAGAACACGCAACGAACGATGTGTGTTGTGTAGCATCCCGGCGGTGGCCGTCCCAGCCGATCTGGCGCTGGGACCCCCCCCTTCGGCGCGGCGGCGGGGGCGGCTGCTGCTGCGGTATCCCACATACCTCAATCCCTTAAAAAAAATTTTTCACTCATTACCCAATGAGACAGCACCACTTTAAAAAAAATTTTTCATCATTACCCCTATAACCTATTGACCCCCGCCCCAGTAGCACCATAAAATCTCCACACCAAAAAAAATTTTTTTCAAAAACAAACGGAGAAACCGATGTCAAGAGTTGTTGCGTATTACCGGGTCAGCACTGACGAGCAGGGCCGATCTGGCTTGGGGCTGGACGACCAGAGGTCGGTGGTGCGGCAGATTGCGGTCAGCAAGGGCTGGGGCGTGGTGCGCGAGTTCACCGAGGTGGAGTCTGGTGGCAACTGCGAGCGACAGGCCTTGCACATGGCCATGACGCTGTGCAAGAACGTGGGTGGGACGCTGGTGGTGGCCAAGTTGGACCGGCTGGCGCGTGACGCCAAGTTCCTCCTCGGGCTGGCCGACAGTGGCGTCCCGATCCTGTTTGGTGATCTGCCGGAGCTGGACCTGACCACCAGCACTGGGCGGGTGCAGCTCACCATGATGGCGGGGTTCGCGGAGTTTGAGAGACGCCGGATCAGCGAGCGCACGAAGGCCGCGCTGGTCCAAGCCAAGGAGCGCGGTGTGAAGCTCGGTGGTGCGCGTGGTGCGGCTGGGACGACTGTCGGCGTGGAGAAGGCCGCAATCGCGAATAAGGCCAAGGCCGACCAAAGGGCCACCGAGCTGGCCGACGTGGTGCGCGAGGCTGTGGCGGCTGGTGGCGGTCTGCGTGAGGCGGCAAAGCGTTTGAACGAGATGGGGGTGCTGACCCCCAGCAAGAAGGGCCAGTGGCAAGCGGTCACCGTCTCGCGGGTGCTTGAGAAGATCGGATGAAAATAGGTGTTGACAGGTTCAATACTTGTTTGAGATAATTTAATTTCTTTAACTAAACCGGAGAAAACGACATGGAACTTCAAGACCGAATTGTGTGGATCGCGTGTGAGATCGGGGCGATCGTGGTGGGTGTGATGGCTTTTGCTGGCTGGTTGCCGGGTGGTGTCCAGTGATCCGGGACGACATCATCCGCATGGCGCGGCAGGCCGGGTTTGCTGTCGGGCTTGGTAGCGGCGTGCTTCACAAACTGCAAGCCTTCGCCACACTTGTCGCTGACGCCGAAGCCAAGCGCATCCACGACGAGGGCATGGTGACAGTCGGGCACAT